AAGGGTTTTCACAAAAAATTCACAAAAAATTCACACAAAATTCACAAACAAATTGCACTTTTACTATTGCATTTCGCCTGTGCATATTGTATAATATATTTAAATAAGGGTGATGACCATCATCAGAAATCTATTTACTTAAAATAGCAATAGATTAAAGGAGAAAGAAAATGGAAGAAAACAAGAAAGAAAATTTTTACAAAGTAGAAATTGAAAAAGCTGTTGGTTCATGTGATAGTGGACTATTCAGAAAAATGGCAGAAAGAGGTGATGTAAATGCTGAATCAATTACAAAACTAATTGATAAAGTACTTACAATATCTGGATATGCAAAAGTACATGTTACAACAAAAGATAAAGATTTTGAAACATATTATATTGCAACTGTTGATGGCAGATATTTTTCAACTGGTTCAGAATATTTCATTGAATCACTTGCTGAATATTTAGAATTTATCACTACATTTAGAATTATTGAGGTTAAGACAAAAAAGGGTAAAACATATAAAGCATCACCAGTTTTAAAGCAAGGAAATGAATATGTTGCTGCAGATGAATCAGTTAAATCAGATGAATTACCATTTTAATGGTGGTGATTTAGATGGCAGATGAAAAATTTTTAAATGAATTAAAAAAAGAAATAACCAAGGCAAATAGGCGACTACTTGCCTTGGAAAAATTTACAGGTAAATCATATTCATGGGCTGGTCAAAAATTATATGATGAATTATCTGTAGAAAAATTAAATGCATGGTCAAGTAAAAACAGAATTATTTTAAATAAAAATATGACTGATGAAGAGTTACGAAGAGTGAAAGCATCTGTTGACGATTTTTTAAATAAAAAAACATCAACTGTTAGAAATGTAAAAAAACGTGCAGCACAAATAAAATCATCTTTCAAATCTGGAATATCAGTATCAGATGAACAAGCTGAACACATATATCAAGCTTTTGAAGAAGATGTTATTAAATGGGCATTACGTTATATTGATGCATCAGAATTATGGGCATTGATAGGAGAAGCAAAAGAAACAAAAATGAGCGAAGAACGTTTTAATAATGAATTTTTAAAACGTGCAAAAAATGTTGGTAATATTGATTTAGATTTTCGTGATAATTTATTACAATTATATACAGATGAGGTTAAAGAATAATGATTAAAAGCTGGAAAGATTTTATTGAATTTTCATATATAACTTTAGGTAAAAAGAACAAATATATTGATACAATATTTACGTTCGATATTGAAACAACAAGTGTGTATGAATTAAATGGTAAAATCTATCCAGCTTTTTTATATAAAGAATTAACACAAAAAGAAAAAGATGCATGTAATTTTTATGGTTTTATGTATATTTGGCAACTTGGAATAAACGACCAAGTATATTACGGTAGAACGTGGCAAGAATTAAAAGATTTTTTATATTTATTAGATAATTTTACTAATAGATATAAAAAGTATTTTTTCGTACATAATTTGTCATTTGAATTTCAATTTTTAAAAGGTGAATTTAATTTTAAAAAAGTAACAGCAAGAAACACAAGGCATGTTATGACAGCACAATTTATTGATTATAATATTGAAATGCATTGTACATATATGATGTCAAATGTATCTTTATCCAAACTTGCTGAAGTTTATCATTTACCAGTAGAAAAAAAATCTGGTGATTTAGACTATAATAAAATAAGAACATCAGAAACTGAAATGACAGAAACAGAACTTGGTTATTGTGAGTTTGACTGTTTGGTGGTTTATTATTATATTTTATTTGAACTTGAAACATACAAAGAACTTGCAAAAATACCAATAACTTATACTGGTCATGTTAGAAAAGAATTTCGCACACTAATAAATAACGATTATAATTATAAAGCAGTTGTAAGAAAATCAATAAATACAGACCCACATATATATAATTTATTAGTACAAGCATTTATGGGTGGTTATACACATGCAAATTCATATTGGTCAAACAGAATTATTAAAGATGTTGATTCATTTGATTTTACATCTTCATATCCTTTTGTAATGGTATCAGAAAAATATCCACGGTGGTGAATTTAAAAAAGATAATATAAAATCAATTGATGATATGTTAAATAGGTTTGCTTATATTTTAGTTGTTAGATTTAAAAAAATCAAATCAAGATACTATAATAATTTTATATCATTCAGTAAATGCCGTAACATTCGTGGTGGTCATTATGATAATGGACGTGTTGTATCTGCAGATGAGCTTGAAATTACACTCACAGATATTGATTTTAAGTTTATATTAAAATCATATTCTGGAACATATCAAATATTAGAATCATATTCAACATATTATAGATATTTACCACAGCAATATATAAATTTTATATTAGATAAATACGAAACAAAAACAAAATTAAAAAATGTTGATGGTAAAGAAATTGAATATGCATTATCAAAAAATATGTTTAATAGTTTGTACGGCATGACAGTTACAAACACAATACGTGATAATGTAATTTATGATAATATTAATGGCTGGTCAACAGAACCATTATCAAATATTGATATTTTGATGAAATTGCAAGAAGAAAAAGCAAAAGGTTTTTTGTCATTTTCATATGGTGTGTGGGTTACAGCATATGCACGTAGAAATTTACTTGAAAATGTTTTGTTATTAGATGATTATGTAATATATTGTGATACTGATTCTGTAAAATTGGCATCTGGTTATGATGAAAAAATAATTGAAAATTATAATAATTCAGTAATTGAAAAATTAAAAAAAGTATCAAATGAAACTGGTGTTGATTTTAAAAGATTTTCACCAAAAGATGTAAAAGGTAATGAGCATTTGCTTGGTGTGTTTGAAAAAGAATATACATCAAAAGATGAAAAAGAACATACATACAAGGAATTTAAAACACTAGGTGCAAAAAAATATGCTTATAGAACTATGAAATATTATAAAAAAATTTATTTTAAAATTCCTGATAAAAAAGGAAAATATTATTTTAAATTTTTAACTGATAAAATTAAAATAACTGTTTCTGGTGTACCAAAAAAGGGTGCTGCAGCACTTAAAAATGATTTAGATAATTTTACTGATAATTTAGTTTTTAAATATGAAGATACAGGAAAAAATATTTTGCTCTATAATGATTTTCAAGAACCAATTGAAGTACAAGATTATCTGGGTGGCTGTAAAAAAATTACAGATAAATCTGGTTCATGTATTTTACCAACAACATATGTATTAAAAAATAGTGTTGATATGATGATGCTGGAAATACCAGAAACATCACAACGTGCAATTTATAAAGAATAAAATGTTTCACATGAAACAATGTCAATAATATTAATTATTGACATTATTTTTATTTTAATATATTATGTATTAAAGGGGTGGTATTAGTGGACATCGCAACATTAATTGGAAACTATGCGTTTCCTATTGTCGCATGTATTGGAATGGCATGGTATTGTAAAGACACATCAGATAAAAACCGTGAAGATGTAAAAGAATTAAACAAGCAACATACAGAGGAAATGATGGTTTTTAAAGATGAAATTAAAAAAGCATTAGACAATAATACGATGGCATTAGAAAAATTATGTGACAAATTAGATAATTAAGAAAGGAGAAAATCAAATGAAATTATCTAAAGAAGATTTAAAGAAAAAAATTGATGAAAAAATATCTGATGATGATTTAAAAATTGAATTATTAGAAGATATTGAAGATTCATTTGAAACTGAATCTGAGACAGAAACAGTGTCAAAAGAAGATTACGAAAAAGTTGTTTCTGAAAGAGACGAAATAAAAAAGAAATACAAAGAAAGATTTTTATCAAATGAAGAAACAAAAGAAGATGAAGAAAAAGAAGATGAAGAAACTGGACTTGAAGAAGAAAAAATCGTTGATATTAAAGAAATTTAGGAGGTAAAAAAGATGGCAAAAAATTCAGTTACATTAAAAAATGTAAAAGCAAATGATTCAGTTGAATTATTGAGCTATATAATTAATGTTACTCCAGAATTAAGGGGTGAAATTGATTTACCAAAACAAGGTGAAAGCATTAAATCAATTGGTAAATTAATAATGGGTAATCCTGTATATAAAAATGCATTTTTAAATACTTGTAATATAATTGGTAAAACAGTAATTACAAGAAATCACTGGGAGAACCCATGGAGAAAGTTTACAGATAAAGGAACTTTATCATATGGACAACAAATCAGAGATATTATTGTTGATATTGCAAATGTATATGATTATAACACATATGCAGATAGACCACATGCAATGTTAGATACAGAAGTACCAAACGTATTATCAACAATTTATGAAGTAAATTATCAAAAATTTTATAAAACAACAACATCAGATGAACAAATGGCAATGGCTTTTGAAACAGAAGATTTATTCACATTAATTGATGAAATTGTAAATTCTATGTTTGAAGGTATGGAATATGATGATTTTTTAGTTTCAAAATATATTTTAGCAAGAAGAATTTTAGATGGTACAGTTACAGCAAAACAAATACCAAATTATGATACAATTTCTGAAAGAGATGTGGTATCATTTATAAAAGGTCATTCAAATAAAATGACTTTTAGAAAACCATTTTATAACCCTGCTGGTATAAGAAAAGCAACATCATTTGATAATCAATTTGCAATTTTAGATTCAATGTTTGAAGCTAAATTCACAACAAAAGTATTATCAACATCATTCTTTAAAGATGAAGCAGATATGAGAGCACATGCAGAACTTGTTGATTCTTTCGGTGAGTTTGATATGGCAAGAATGAAAGAACTATTTTGTAAACGTGATGAAAATGGTGATATTATAGAGGGTGAATATTTAGATGGATATGTGCCATTTACTGATAATGAACTTGCTTTACTTGAACAAATACCTTGTGTTATTGTTGGTGCTGACTTTTTCCAAAATAGAAAATATGGCACAGAAGTTGCATCACCAAATGGTAAAACAACAGAATTTTACAATGGTCAAACATTGAGAAGAAATCATTGGTTGCATGAATGGGGTGTTATGGCAACATCACCATTTGAAAATGCTGTTGTATTTACAATTGCACCACAATCAGTAACAAGTGTATCAGTATCACCATCAACAGCAACAGTTACAAAAGGTCAAAGTTTAGATTTAGTTGCAACAGTTGTTACAACTGGTTTTGCAAATAAGGCAGTTTTATGGACTGTTGATGATACAGCAAAAGCGGCTGGTGTTACAATTAAACAAAGTGGTAAATTAGAAATACCAGCAAATGCAACAGTTCAATCAGTTACTGTTACAGCTACATCAATTTATGACAATACTAAATCTGGAACAGCTACAATTACAGTTGCTTAAATTCAGTTTATGAGGTGACAGAAAAGTTTGTCACCTCTATTTTTAAATAGAAAGGAATTTTTAAAAAATGGGTAGACAGAAAAATTCGCAAATAACAAATTGGTATACTTATTTGATGAAATTAAGACAATGCAGAGCACTTGCAGAAAATGTTTTTTGTTATGAGAATTTACCAAAAGAAATTGATGTTGCATATATGAATCAAACATTAGTAAATAAAGGTGCTATTGCATTTTTTAAAGATGAAGTTATGGGTTTGATAGCACTGCCATATACAACTATTGGTAAATTAGATGTATATGGTAGACCACAAAGAATACAAGTTTTTGGTAAAAATGGTTATAATAGACAACTTATAAAAGATGATTTTGTTATAATGTACGATAATTATGGAAAATATCCATTGATACTTGATATTTATCAATACGCAGAGCGTTTAGCAGAAATAGAACGTACAAAAGATATAAATATAAGACAGCAACGCACCCCTAGAATATGGCAAACATCAGATGAAAAAATGCGTACATTAAAAGATTTACTAAATAATGTAGATGCATATTCTGACGATGTAATTGGTTATGATTCATTTGCAGTTGATGAAATTAACTGTGTATTACAACCAGCACCATATGTTGCTGATAAATTGCAAGATGAAAAAGAAAAAATGTGGAATGAATTTCTGCGTTTAATTGGTGTGTCAAATGTATCAATTCAGAAAAAAGAAAGAAATATAAAAGATGAAATAACAGCAAGTAATGGTGGTACAATTGCATCACGTTTTAATAGGTTTGAACCTAGGAAAAAAGCACTTGCAGAAATAAAAGAAAAATTTAATATTGATATAATTGTTTCATATTATGATGGTTTGCCAACTAATATGGAAAAAGAAGAAACAGAAAGTGAGGTGCAAAGCGATGTATCCATTTATGATGATGCCAATTTATAATTTACCAAATGAAGGGTTTTTTAGACCACCACTTTTATGTGATTTATTAAATTCATTGGTAAATTTTACAAAACCAGAAAATGAAAAGGTGAAATTGTCACAAATACCAACTGCAGCTGCACCACTTGTTTTTGATTTTGAATATCCTTTATCAACAAATGTTGATAAAAATAAATTTGAATCAATGATATTAAAAAAATTTTATACACGTAGAATTGCATATGAAACATTTACATTATGGAAAATGCAGTTAGATGTAAAATTAAATGAAATCATGCCAGTATATAATAAATTATTTGATTCAATGTCAAACTGGAATTTATTTAATGATGGTGAAAATTATACAAGAACCATCAACAACGAATCAGAAACATCAACATCTGCACAAAATAATGTTACAAATACACGTAAATTTAGTAATTTACCACAAAATGAAATAAATGATATTGAAAATAATTCATATATGACAGACTATACAAAAGAAAATAATTCTGGAACATCTTCTGGTTCTGGTAAAGGTTCATCAGATACTGTTGAAACATATAAAAAAGATGTATCAAATAAAATTGATATATACAATAAATTTTTAGAAGAACGACGCCATATAATGACACTAATTTTTAAAGATTTAGATTCATTATTTTATGGTATAGCAAATTTTAATTAGAAAGAGAGGAAATATAAATGAGTAATGAAAATAATTTTGTACCACAATTTGATGGTTATAAAAAAATAACTCCATTTAGATTATTTGTAAAAAGTAATTTTCCATTTATAGAAAGCACATATGAAGCATTAGACAATTATGGTTTATATTGTAAAATAGTTGAATATCTAAATAAAGTAATTGAAAATGAAAATAATGTTGAAACAGATGTTGAGAATATGTTTAAAGCATTTGAAAATTTAAACGAATATGTAAATAATTATTTTATTTCGTTAGATGTAGATGCTAAAATAAAAAATGAAGTCAATGACAAATTAGATGAAATGGCAACAGATGGCACACTTTATGACATTATAAATCAAGAAATAATGGGTGACTTGAATAATAGAATTGAGGAAATTAATACAACATTAACAGATGAAATTGATGATGTAAATACAACATTAACGAATGAAATACGAAATACAAATAGACAAGTTTCCGCATTAATGAATAATTATTCTGATATATTTACAAATCCATTAAATAAATTTGTAATGATAGGTGATAGCCTTGCAGATGGATATGGCTGGTGGGGTGGAAATATCGACAATAAAAATGAACAAAACGAAGGACTTACAGCATTATTAAAAAATGATTATCCAAATGCAAGTATAAATAATATTGCAGTTTCTGGTTCAACAATTGCAAATATTGTTGGACACCCAAATTTGCAAACACAGGTAAATCAAGTTCCAAATAATACAACACATTGCTTTATAATGACTGGTATTAATGATGTTACTTTTTCAATTAATGATAAAAATAATTATATTGGTTATCCTAAAGACAGGGTTCTTGCAGCTAATTATTTACAAAATGACTATACAACAACATGTAATGCTTTTGAGAGTAATATAAGAAATTTATTACAAAAAAATAACAATATGAAAATATATTTATTAATTGAACCAACTACTGATAACGATAATTATTATTTATATAATATGTGTTTTGCATTCTTAAAATTTATATGCGATAAATATGGTGTAAATGTTGTTGATTTTAGACAAATGTTTAGAAAATATTATGAACCATATTCAAGTCAATATTTTTTTGATAAAGTACATTTAAACCAAAATGGATATAACTATATTTATCCATATTTCAGAAATCATATACGACAAGATATTAACGACAATTTTACAGAATTGCCACAATGTTTAATTACTGATGTTGATTTTAATTTTGAAAGTAATCAAGACGAAGTTTCAAGAAAAATGTATGATTTAGCGCAAGAAATAACAGAAAAAGCAACATTATGGCAACAAAATTTTGAAACATTAATATTAAATATCAATGATTTATCTGGTACATCTAATAAAACAGCTATCTTAAAATTTACATTTAATTTTGTTTGGTGTAAATTAGATATTTTATCATTAATGGAATTACATAGATATAATTTTACTTTCTATGCATATTCAAATAAAAAATATGGAATTGATTCAAGTGATACAACTATAATTAAACCAAATTGGAACATTGAAACATTTTCAAGTGATATTACAAACGATATGAACATAACAGATATTTCACAAATGAAATGGATAGGAACATACAAAATTGACTGGAATAAATTAGAACAAATTACAAACTTACATTCAGATTTAAGAAGTTCAAATAATGGTTGGGCAATTTGTGAGGTTATAACATATGATTCAACTTATATTGTACAAAGATGGACATCACTTTTGAAAAAAGATTATATTTATATGGCATATATAATTATATCAAATAATACACCAACCGTTGAATGGAGAAAAATACCTTTACAATATTAATACAATAATAAAGAGTGGTAATATACCACTCTTTTTTTTGTTTCACGTGAAACATTAAACAATACCATTTGAAACATTATAATTTCCAACATTTCCATGATTATGCCAAATTGTCACTCCATTTTGTGCCATCTGATTTATTTCATCAAGTGCATCTGGTGGTACTTCACCATATGCAAATCGCTCACCAACTCCAATTTGTATATAGTTAAATGCTGCACGACCAGTAATGTTTGGTGTTTTTACTCTTAATGTTTTATAACCAAATCTTGTAAAATAATCATCAATGATTCGTAAATATTCTGTTTTCGCTCTCATATAGTAAAATCGTGGTGCATTATGACTTGTTGCAAAATTTACATCACCAGCATTTGTACCAGATTCATTTTCTGGTAATAATTGTTGTTTTGTAAATTGACCAAGCATTTTTCCAACTGTTTCATTTAAACTTGATACAACACCAGTTGCAACTTCACCAAATCTTGATATACCATATGTTGCTTCATTTCCTAAAAAACGTTGTGAAAGGTTTACTGCTTGTTGTGTTAGCCAATTAGTATAACCATCTGTTGACCATGAACACGTTGGATATTTTGCAATTGTCACTGCTTCATCTATGTTTTCATTTATATTTTTATAATCAATTGGCAATATTCTACCTGATACACCAACTGATAATGCAAGTTGTAAAAAGAATCTGCATTTTCCAATTGTATCTTCATATTCAATAAAATCTTCATATTTGAAAATACTATTTGAACCAACATTATTTGTTAAATACAAATAATTATATGGATAGCAAAACAGCTTATTATTACGTGGCTGATAGTCTGAAAAACTGTGTTTTTTATTTATAACAATTTCAGTTTCAATTGGTTTATATGCATCAACTGAATCATAACGCAGTTCAAGATACGATGCATTAACCTCAAAACCAGAAATTAATTCTGATGCAGTTACATCATGTGCTGAATCTTCTGTTATTAATTTTTGTGGTATTATAAACATATTGTGTATATCTTCAGCGTGACTTTGATTACCTACAATAAATAAATAATGTTCCAAATTATATAGACCAGAATCATTAAGTGCAAATAAATGTACTAAATTACCCATAACATTTTTTGTATATGATACTATACCACTATAACCAGTCTTATTTGCTGGATCCCAGTTTGTAGCAACTGCAACATATAAATCACTATCAAGTTCCGTATCTTCATATATTGGCAGACCATCATTTTCTGCAATTATATCACCAACTGCAATATCCTCTGGCACTGTATTTGCACCAATTGAATCATTGTTTGTGTGTTCACGTAATACATAGCATGGTTTTATTGAACCAACGAACATATCAAACCATGTCGTCCAATTGTCTATTGTATAATAAATAATAGTTGATTTATTTGAATCATATTCAACTCTATCAATAAATGCAAAAAACCATTTAGCAGAATAAATTGGATTTTGAAAAGCTATATAATTTGATGTTAAACATTGGTCATATGTAAATCCAACCGAAATTTTACCATTTTGAATAAATGAATAATCAGTTGCTTGTCCAACTAAATGTGCAGGTGAACGCATAAGGTCAAGCATTGCACCGTTTCCATAATTTAAAACATTTTTATGTCCTTTATCAATTAAAATGTTTTTTGATAAAACGACATTTGAATATCTTGGCATATTTTTACCTCACTTTCTAATAGAAAAATCTATTGCTTGTTTGAAATCAGTTCCAGTTAAATCATCAGAATAAAATATTGCTGATTCTTTAAAAGTATCAAGTATTTTTACAATTCGTTTTGGTAAATTTGTTTGGTAAATATCACGAAACCAGAAACGTGATTCTGATACCTCATCAGAAAATACAATAATTTTATCATCAAATTCTGTGTTTTTTGGATATATAAACCACATTAAATTTTTATCTTTTTGTAATAGTTCACCGTAAAAAACGAAATCCTTTATACTGAAACCCTATTCTGAATAATATTTTATATTTATTTTTTGATTCTGTCAATTTTGGTTGTGGTCGACTTTGCCATGTTCCAGAATCTATCATTGATTTAGCACTACCAAATGCAAGAGATTTTCCACCAGATGAACGACAATATTCAACAGCAATTGTTACTTTCATAATCCACCCACCATCAAGTTCATATTCTGTTCCGGTATCAATTTCTGCCATCTGTCCTTGTTTTAAATTTCTCATTGTTTCCAATAAATTCCAATCAACTAAATAAGGACATACACGTGATATTGTATTTCCTACCATAACAACTTTTGTTGTTCCTCTTTTTCTATCTACAGTTGAATATAAAATTTGCAATTTTTCAGATTCATGTGCTAAATATGCACCACGTTCCATAAATTCCTCAAATATAATATTATCATAATCAAGAAATGATGCACCAGAAAAATGTTGTTCTTGCGATAATGCTATACATGTGCCAATTTTTTCACCACGTTTTACTTTGTAATTTTCATCAATATTTGAAAAATATAAATCTTTTCTATATGTAGTAATACATGTGTATTTACCATCAGTTAGTTTTTCAACATCTACATCAGAAAAATATTTTTCTATCCATGATGTTGTTAAATCAGCTGCCCATCTACGTAGTAAAATAAATTTCTTTTTTGTCTTTAAATAATGTGTAACACCAAATGCTGCATCTTTATTTTGCTTCGCTTGATATGATTTACCATTTGATTTTTCACCAAATATTAAATAATATAGTGCAGTTGGAAATTTCTGCACTATTGGTGAAATACTATAATGAACTTGTTTATTTGCCATTTTTCTATTACCTCTTATAAAATTTTATATAAATTTGCATATTCTTTTTCAATATATTCTTGCAGCAAACGTTCTTTATCTTCTGATAATTCATTATTATATAATTGTGACCTTGAAATTCCACAATTTTTACATACTTTTGATATTGAAATTTTAGAAAATGCAAGTATAAAATCATGATATTTACTTGTTGTTTTTTTACCCATTTTTATTACCTCTTTTTCTAAATTTAGATGCATACAACACCCATGGAAATTTGCTTTTTGTTGCTGCTTGGTGTGGGTCTGGTTCAGGTGGCTCTGGTGGGTCTGGTGGTACTGGAGTACCCTCATAAACAATTACCGTTCCACGTGTATTTCCAAAACCTAAAGCATCACCGTGGAGATACAAACGAATTGCATTGCCAATTATATGTTGTTGCTGCCTCCAAATGCAAATGAACACCAGTTGAATTACCTGTCGAACCCATTTGTCCTAAATAAGTTGATGTATTTACAGCTTGACCAACTGATAAATGATTATTTGAACCATTAACCAAATGGCAATATCTAAAATACAAACCATCTGAATTTCTACGAATCAATACTTGATTTCCAAGTGCTGGTGTTTTACCAGATACACCAGTGACTACTTGAGCAATTGTACCATCACAACATGCATATAAATCATGTGAATTTGCTTGGCTACCGTGGAAAATCTATCCCAGTATGAAATTTGCAATAATAACTTGATGATGGGTTACCATATGGTTGACCAATTACACACGTACCGTGTATTGGCGAAACATTACTAACTATTGTTGCCATTTATTTTTTCCTTTCTATTATATCAAAATTATATATTTCTTTTAAACCTAAAATTTTAAGTATTTTACGCAATTCTATTATATATTCACAATTTTTATCATATCCAGACTCAATGTAATTTTTTATTTCTTCATTTAATAAGTCACCAAGAATACATTCTTGAAATCTTGTAAACATCATATTATTACCCTCTTCCTATTTCTTTATAGACACATTCTAAATGATAAAAATTTTCACGTTTATTTCTTGATTTTACATAAACAAATTGTTGTTTTTCAGAATCAATATATTTTAAACATATCCTACATAATTTATTATTTGCTTTCTTCTCTATTCGCATCTTTTATACCTCTTAAAAATCTTTTATATGTTTCCATTATTCGTTGCTCATAATATCCATCAGTTCTATAATCATAATCTTTAAATTTTAACTTTACAAGTTCAAGTGCTATTTCTTCATCACTCATTAATCAACACTTCCCTTGCTTATCCACACTTGTTTATCAATTGCTGATTCTTCTAATACATCTAAATCAACAATAAATCTATCACCAGAATCATGTGCAACCACACCCATTACATGCGTATAATTTTCAGATAATGTTGATTCATAAACCCAAATTTGCTTAATAACTGTCCCAACAAATGGCATATCAGATTCAATTTCAATTAAAACGCCATGTGCTTCAGAATTTCTTGCATGTGTATCTTTACATGGTATCCATACGCAATTTGATATTTTTGTTTGTTTTTTATCAATTCTGAAATTATCACTATTATAATAACCAACTCTGTTTGGTATACCCATATATGCAGCTGGGTTTGATGTCACATCATATTTATTACATGATAGTCTTATTTCATAATGTAAATGAACACCAGTTGAATTACCTGTTGAACCCATGATGCCAATTACTTTTGTACGATTTATTCTATCACCAATTTTTACTTTATATTTAGCAAGATGACAAAACCAATGATATGTATCATCTGCATGATTATATACAACGATAAAATTACCATATGATTTATCATATCCAACACGATGTACAACACCATCACATGTACCATATACTAATTTGTTATTTGATACAATATCAATACCCGTATGATGACCAGCTGCCCATTTTCCGTGGTCTGTGATATTCACATGTTACTTTAAAATTTCCACTTACTGGTAAATTAGTCATTAGTATTTACCTCTCTTTCTATAATATCTAATATTTTATGATATGCATACGCACGTCCTATATCTGAATCAGTTACTATTGTATCTTCCATTTCATCAATTATTTTTATTTTATGTTTACAAAATTCAGTTATCTCTTCGATTAATTTATCAGTATTTATTTTTGATGATTCTTCTATTGGTTCGCACCAGTCTTTACTAATTAAATAACCATTAATTACTGTATAACGTTTATTTTCTTTAAAATCAACTATTTCACCATCTAATTCATCTGCCCACATACATTTATCTTCTTGAAAACCAAATTTTTTTAAATCTTCTTTAATTTTTTTACCACTTATTTTATATTTCATTTTTTAAACTCCTTTATTATTTATAAATTTTATAATTTCGTTTATTTTATTCATTAAAATATCTCTATCTGGAATTGTAACAACATTCCCATATTTAACTGGTTTTAATTCTTCTATTATAGGTTTATCTAATATTTTTATTTTAGTATCTAATTTTATAATATCATTTGTTCTCCAAATAAATGGATAACCATCTTCACTTCTTATATAAGTTTTACATATATCAGGTGGATTCCAATTAAATTTATAAATTCTATTATTTATCTCAATCTCTTTAGGTGCTTTACCTTCTTTTACTCTTTTTAATAATTCAATTATATCTATTTCTTCATTCATACAATCCAACCTCCCACCAATTACAATATAAATCACTTCTATTAGCATTTGAAATAATTTTTTCTATATCTCTCCAATGTTCTCTTTCTTCTTTAAGCTCTCCAATAATATCTTTATTTCCTTCTTTATCATCATCTATATAATCTCTTATATCTTCTGTTCTACTAACAATTTCTTGATGTGTATATTCATTAATTAATCTAATTAAATTTCTATATTTTCTAACACTATTACATAACATCGAAATTTTATTATAATCTTTAATATATGCTGAATAACAATCTTCGCATAATTGCATACTATCAATGCAAACTAATTTATTATAATCTTCAATAGTATTACCTTTATAGCATAATGAACATTTATTACTTACTATATCCATTTTTCTTTCCTTTCTTCTTTGCTATTTTAAGTAAATAGATTTCTGATGATGGTCATCACCCTTATTTAAATATATTATACAATATGCACAGGCGAAATGCAATAGTAAAAGTGCAATTTGTTTGTGAATTTTGTGTGAATTTTTTGTGAATTTTTTGTGAAAACCCTT